ATCTACTACATCTTCTGGTGTATCTTATATTGGTAATCCAGACCCAATCTTCCAAAGAGCATCATCTTACGCTATATAAAAAAAAGAGGTAGGATTTCTCCTACCTCTTAATCTACTACACTTTACCTTTATCCAGCAAGTTTTTGGAAGTAGTCCATAGTATCATCATCATCATCAGTTTTATCTACTTCAGATGTTGGAGTATTATCGACAGGTTTTGTATCAACTGTAGCATCAGCTACAGGTTCATCTTCCATCTTTTCAGCAACATTACCAACAGTAACAGAACCAGAAAGAACAGTATTAAGACGAGTCTTTAGTTCTTCATAAGACTTGAAGTTGGTTGATGCAGAATATTCTGCAAGACCATACTGTGTTTTCCATACTTCTTCAATCTGAGCATCATTATCAAAAATTGCAGATGGTTTTTCAAACTCAGATGAATCATAGTTCCAGTAACCAGCAACCTTACGAATTTTAAGTTTAAAGTTTGCACCTTCCCAAAAATCAAATGGGTTTACTGGTGATTCATCTTCAAACTCTGGTTGCATCGAAGCCATAATCTTATCAAAGATTTTCTTGCCGTAACGGAACAAGAATACTTTACCTTCATTCTCTGGATGTTTGCTGTCACTGACAACATATATGTTAGAGAAATATTGTAATTTTCTTTTCTGTTTACGAGCGATTTCTTTGTCAGATTCAATACCTGTATTCCAATATGCACTATTCATTTCTGAAACAGGATCTTTCTGTCCAATAGTAGTGAGAGAGTTCTCAATATACCATTGACCAGTAGGGCCTTGAAATGCATGGTTGTATACTTTAGCCCAAGGCATATCTTCACCTTCGACAGCTGGCAAGAAACGAATTACTGCATAACCATTACCAGACTTGTCTAGTTCAGGTTTCCATAATCTATCGTCTTTGTAAGACTTTTTTTCTTGAGGTGCGTTTTGCTTTTGTACTTCGCCAAGTAATTTATCTAGAGAATTGCTTCTCTTTAATTGATCTAATGACATTTAAGTCTCCTTATGTTAACGTATGTTTTTGTATAAATCATCGTATGTTAAATCTGTTCCAACCTTATAAAACTTTGCATCAGGAAATTCCTTTTGTAATATTTTAAATTGGTTATCCCAGTTAATCGTGTTAAGTCCACGACTTTCCTCAGGCAGATAATTCTTACTGCCCTTGTATATGTTATTTAGGTTTTCTGAATAACTACTACCATCAAACCCTAACATATACACTTCCTCTGCACCAGCCTTGCAAGCAAGATATAGTGCAGTATTTCCAGCAGACCACCCTCTAGGGTAATCTATCTTCATTACTTGGTCGTCTTTATCAACCCAAGTGATGTATAGTCCAATATCCTTTTCCATCTTCTGTCTTAAATCCTTTTCAACTAAATTTGGATTCTGTGACATTGCATCTAGGATATTGCTTTCAACTAGTTCTCTTGTTTTACCTTGAACTACACAATCTGTTTTAGACAGTCTTGCAGTTTCAAATATTATACCATCACTATCAGCCCAAGCCATTTTCATTAAATCTGCATCAAAGTTTGGTAAAACATTCCAATCAGTAAACCAACATTTATTTTTAAAAGCATACCCTGATTCGTATACTTCCTGTTGCATATTATAGTCTACTGAAACCAAATTGTCAAGAGTAAAATCACGATAAATTGCATTACAACCCCAAGTAGTAAATCCACTAGGATTGACAGGGCCCGATAGTTGAGCTCTTGACTCTCCGTTTCCATAGACTATGTGTCTATTCATACCTTAATGCTTTCCATGATGTAGGAAACAAGTTTTTTGCAAGGTCATCAATCAACCACGAAATTTCTCTTGTTTCTGCTTGTGTGTCATCTTTACATCTAAGATTGCATACACGAGCAAATGCCATCAATGTACCACTCCAATACCATTCAGTCATCATATTTTGTGGTAGAATCATTCTTGCCATCTCAGGCGCCACATCTAATTTTAAAAGGTCATTGTAAGTATTTACTGCAAGTTCCATTGTAGAAGAAACATCATAGTCAATAGTTTCATCAGACGAACCTTGTTTTTTATTCTCGGCCTTTAATCGCCAAACTTTTGGAACATAAAACTCTGGTTCAGAATCAACATAACGCCTACTTACTTCATTCCACACTAAACCTACTTGATGTTTTACTAATTGTCTTGCAACAAATATTGGAGCTTTAATTCTGAACTGCATAGATGCATGTCCAAAAGGACTCCAATGATTATGTTTTGCAAGATACTTAATAAGTTTCTTATCACCTTCATTCAGTAAACCTTCTGGTTGACCATTCTCTGGTGTTTTTAGTGCTAACCATTTAGACTCTTTAGAAAACGATACTCTGGCAGCATTAACGACTGTTAAGTCACTGCCCATTGAATCAATTAGGTCTACGATCATTATTAGTTCTCTCTTGGTGGCGTGGACGAGTATTATTGTTACTAGGTCTGCGGCCGGGGCGATAACCTTTAGGCCACTCTGGAACACGACTTGCAAGTTTTTTACATCGTTCTGTCAGTTGTGCATTTTCCCTTTGCAATTCTGCACACTCATACTCCAATTGTTTAATTCTGTCTTTAGACTGTGTGTCAGGTTTTTTTATCTGCATACCTTCTAAGACCCCAAAAGCATTTTTAACTTCACCATTCATTACCATATCTCCTTATATTGGTAGTTGTGCTGATTTTTCGACTAAAAAATTTAAATCTCTTGCATTTGCCTCAATCTTTTCTTTGAGTCCTTTAGTAAGTAATCGTGCAACAGATTCGGGTTCTAACTCATTTTTTTGACAATACCAAACAACAGCATCCATGTGAGTTATCTTTTTTTCCAAAGCAACTTTTTCAATTTCTAAGGAAAATATTTTTGGTGTTTGCAATAACATCTTAGGTTTATCTTTAGATTCTTGCATTGTGTGTCCTTTTGTGATTATTGATTATGGAGCTGGTGATAGGAATCGAACCTACGACCTGATGCTTACAAGGCAGCTGCTCTACCAACTGAGCTACACCAGCATTAATTTTTAGCATTGGTCTGATAAAATAACACCAGCCATATTTTTTTCTTCCCACTCTGCAATGGTTTCAACTAGTAAAGGTAGATATTCTTTTTTATCTTTTACAAACTCTTGAACTTCACCATCTTGTGTAACAACGAGAATACAGATTTGGTTTATCTCAATTCCTGTGCGTTCTTCAAACATTTCTGCGTATGCAGCTGTTTGAATATAATATGATTCGTTATATTCATCTTTGCGTGGATTAGTAGATGTCTTAAAATCAATAATAGATAATACACCATCAAATTCAGCAATACAATCAACTCTGCCTGCAACTCTATACTTGTCACTATAAAGTCCTGCTTCTTGAGAGTAGATATTGTCAACACGATCTAAAACATTTTCACGCAACTGTGTAAAGAGTGCATGTGGTAAAAAGTTTTTAGTATGATTTTGCATGTCTTGATTGTTTAAATAATCTTCGCACATGTGATGAACAGCAGTACCACGAGCAGCAGCTGTTCGTGAGATGTAGTTTGCTACATCATTACCAACACGCTTACGCCATGCGTTCAGACCTTGCTTATTGCGTATAGAGAGGACTGTAGTGATTGAGGGGTACTCGTTACCCTCTGGTGTTTCATATAAACGAGTTCCGTCTTTGTTGGTTGCTTTTATCTCAACTAACGATATTGGTTTGTGTGTATGTTGCATTGTAGTTTCCTGCCATAATATTAAGTAATAATTATAACATAGCTATATGTTATTGTCAAGGGGTAAAGGTTTAATTATTCAATGCCCATTCCTAGTTTGGTCTTTTGAATAAGATAGTTACGAACAAATCCTGAGCGAACAATATCTCCAATATTAAATTCTGTACAATCGAACTCGTTCATGTTTTGTAAAATCTGTAGGAAATCCATAAGTCCATTTTTCTCATTAAGCTTAGTCAAGTCAGATTGTCCAAAATCTCCACAGAAGAAAATCTTAGAATTTTGACCTACTCTGGTAATGATGGTGTCCAATTCGTGGAAGTTTAGATTCTGACATTCATCAACAATAATGATACTATTGTCAAAGGTCAGACCTCTAAGAAATGATGTTGATAAAAAGAAAAAACTTCCCTGTGATTTCAAGCGTTCATACAACATACTAAATGCTTGTTCGTTTGGTTGTTCAAACATAAATTGCATCATGTTAGAATATGGTACTTGATAGAGTGCAGCTTTATCTTCTTCATCGCCCGGCAAGAAACCAATCTCTCTTGTAGGAATAAGTGAACGCACCACGATAACTCTATCGAATGGTGTTTCGGGATTTAATACTTGTTTCAATGCAAGGTATAATGAAATGAAAGTTTTTCCTGTTCCAGCACAACCAAATAGAAATTGATTCTTATCTTTTTTCCAAGACTCAAATACATTTTTTTGACTGTCGGTTACAGGTTTAATTGTAGTCAGTTGACTGAAGGTTATATCTTTTTTATTTGCCATTACCAATCCTTTTTAAAAAGAGAGTGTGATATGCTATGGTCAATATTATTTCGCACAACATACCACACAAGGTGTATGAAAACTGAAATTAGTTTATCTTGTTATTCATACAAAACTATTTAGTTACTTTACAAGTTCATTATTCTTATATTCTTTGGAAATATTATTTAAATCGTGTGACTTTCCAATACTTTTTACTTTGTGTTTTTTAAGAACAGCATTAGTTTTAGATGTTTTTATATCTTTATTTGTACCAAATTGGTCAGCTAATGGTGAATTGGGGTGTGCGGCAGATATCCTTGCCATGTTTTCTTTGAATCCATCATCAGTCTTAAAACTTCTTCCTGCGATACCACTAACAAGTGCTGGAGCTGTATTAACTATAGTTTTAAATGTAGGGTGTTCTTCTAAAAAAGATTCTAATTCAGACCAAGAACAAAATGTTTCAGACATCTCATCAGTTTCAGTATTAAGAAGTGTGTATGTCGGCATTTTTAAGTTTTTCCTTTAAATCATTATTTTCTTCAATCAATTCTGTTATTCGCTCAAGTGCTGTATAATAAGATTTTGTTAGTGCTTGCATATCCATTTCTATAGATTTTGACATTGTAGTATTGTAATATTTTCCTGTTATTTCTTTATAATCGACAACTTTATCTTTACCCTCTGTGCCTAAGATTTGTCTTCTAAGCAAACGATCATATACTAAGTTGTCGTCCTGTACCATTCTGGTATCTCCCTACCTTTCCAAGTTGCAAAACCTTTTTTCTCTCTTATGTAGTACTTTCTATAAGCAAGAATTGGATTCCCTGCCATCTTACAATCATCAGGCATACATTGAGGCATTGGTGTTCCTTTCTTAAAAGGAATATTCAATGGTGGATTTTTAAGTAACTCTGATGGTTTAGTTGAACCATGCACTTTACCATAACGAGTTGTATACTCTGCTAGTGTTGCTTTGTAGAGTTTATACATTTGTAAATAGTTTTCAACAGACTCACGAACCCATATTGCAGATGGGTGATTAATGTGAGAAGCTTTGTATAAAACATTTTCTCGTTCATCAGACAATCGCCATCTTTTAATATTTCTATTATTTATAGTTTTACCTAAATACAATTCTCCGTCAAGTACTCTGTGTGCAGTTGACATTAGTTGTGCATACTCAATAGGCATTTTGACTACATGTTTATCTATGTGCATCTCTGCACATATTACAGGGTCTTTGTGTAAGTGGAATATATTCATATTATATTATTTTCCCAATATTCAAGTGCCAGTTTAGGTTCTAAACAACAAGCTTCACTTTCAATCGCTTTTTCATTACGAGCATATTGTTTCACATGAACCATTTCGTGACAAATTGTTAAAACCATATCTTTTAAATTAAGTTTCTTATCTATTTCAATATAAAATTCACGATTGTTATCACCAATCATACAATAACCTGTTGCATCATCTAGTATGTTTGTTAGTTCAACATTAATCTCTAATGTCCTAAGGCGAGGTAATAGTTTTTTAATTGTATAGTTGATAACTGAATCGCAAAGCTTTCTTTGATATTTGTAACCACCAGAAATTTCAACAGTATTCATATTAAAACTTTCTCATTTCTCTTTTTAATTAAATGACCCAACTGACGAGAGAGAAATGAGAGAGAGAGTGTCAGTTGGGTCAAAACCTTTAATATCTTTTGTTCAAAAAATATACAGAAAATGCAATCATTATTGTGCCAATAGCTCCATAAATCATCATTTTATCAAGTGACATTGCATCTTCCATACAACTACCACCACAATCAGAACCAGCTACACCAAGAATTAGTAAAAAACCAAAAGCACCGATACAACCTACAATAATATTTTTAAACATACTTTAGACCTATATTTTCTTATTTTGTACAACTATAGTAACACAGGTAAAATGGAAAGTCAATGGATTTTGCAATTTAATTTAAGACCTTAAATATTGAATCATTATTTGTGCAAGAGTTTTAAACCATTCTTCATCGTTACCTCTGGTGGTTTCTGCTGCAACTCCGATTCTAACTCCAGAGGTTTCAATAAAACCGCGAGTGTCGTTAGGAACACCATTTTTATTTACAGTAATACCTTTTTCTTCTAGTAAATCTGCAAATTCACGACCACTATACTTTTCTTTATTCAAGTTAATAGTAAACATATGAGATTGTGTTCCACCAGATACTATTTCTACATCAGCAGCTATGAATGTTTTTGCCATCATGTTTGCATTAGCTATTACTCGTTCAGTATATAAATGAAAGTCTGGTTGTAATGCTTCGTAGAAACATTGTGCTTTAGCGGCAATGATGTGCATCAGAGGCCCACCTTGAGTGCCGGGAAATACTGCACTATTAAGTTTATTACTATATTCTTTATCGTTCCACAAAATCATACCACCACGAGGGCCTCGTAAAGTTTTGTGTGTAGTTGTTGTTACAACATCTGCATAAGGAAATGGATTAGGATATGATTTACCAGCAATGAGTCCAGAGTAGTGACTGACATCTGCAAGTAAGATTGCACCTACCGAGTCTGCCATTTTTCTGAATCGTTTCCAATCAATCACTCGACTATATGCACTTGCTCCTGCAATAATCATTTTAGGACTATGTTTTAATACTAGTCTTTCTGCTTCATCATAATCAATAATTCCATTATCATCAACACCATAATTCTTGATAACGAACCACTTACCACTTATGTTAACCTTCGCACCATGTGATAAGTGTCCACCACTAGATAAGTCCATACTGACAATTAAGTCGGCTGGTTTCAAGAATGCTTTGAATACTGCAAGGTTTGCATTTGCACCACTATGTGGTTGAACATTTGCAAAGCTACAATCAAATAGTTTAGTTGCATATTCAATTGCAAGTTCTTCTACCTTGTCAACTTCATCACAACCATTGTAGTATCTTTTGCCGGGCAAACCTTCTGCATACTTGTTGGTTAAGATACTACCACACAATGACATTATCTCTGGACTAGTGAAGTTTTCACTTGCGATTAGTTCAACAGTGTTGTCTTGACGAGCAGTTTCATCAAATACTATTTTTTTGATTCGGGGATCAAACACGTTTACTCCCAGCATTAATGCTTCTAATTTAGTCATGGCCATTAGCAGAACGAGAACCTTGTGGATATACTTCTGGAGCAGGAACTACAAAGTTTTCATCCCAACCAAATGCTTCTTGAACTACTTTTGAAGATAAGCCTTTGTAGACTTGATGTAGTTTTTTATCCTTTGCATGAACCAAAAGTTTTGCTTCACTTTCGTGTAACGACTCTAGTAACTGAAAGAACATGCTTTCTTTTTGTACTTGACGAGTTTTGGGGTCAGCACCTTTAATGAAATGCCATAGTTTTTTTGATTCCATTGAAAGCACTGTATGTTCTGTACCTTCTGGTGCATCATTAGGTGTATAAGGAACTTCACCTTCTGGGAATACCCATTCTAATTTAGGATCAAATCCAGATTTCAAAAACATTCTTAATGAATCAGTATTATGTTTTTGAAGGAGTTGAACCTTCTGTGCTTTAGTTTTTGCTTTTGCTACTTTTTCAAGTATTTCTGAAAAGAGCGGTGTGTATACTTCTACAGGGTTAGCCATGTTTAAAATTCTCCAATTGTTTCAGTAAGATTTTTCAATCTAGATTGTATAAAATAATTTAATAGTTTACTTCGATTGCCACAGGGAGCATTGTCAAAAACTTCATTAATTTCAGTTTCCAACTCAGATGGAATCTTATCAAGACTGATAAGAGTTTCATTCCTTTGGTAATTTCTTTTAACTTCATCAGGTAAATCATCAATATTTGCATTCAACCAGCTTTCAATCTTTTTCTTTGTTAAAGGTTTTTGTCTTAATCCATCTACAAAAGTGTTATCAGGTGATAGAACATTAGGCACTCCATCACTAGTGTCGCCTTTAAGTATGTGTTCCTTTATATAGGTATCTGGATTATATCCATTTACATACTTCTTGAGAATGGGTGAAAATTGATTTACATCAGAATATTTTTGTAACTGAATAAAGTCTTTATCTCCAGAAACAATCATAATTGGTTCTTTCTTGTTTTTCACAAGAGTAGCAATAATGTCATCAGCTTCTGCACCATAAACTTCAAGGTACTTATATGGTAAGTTATCTTTGAACTCTGCTTTAATTTTATTCAGAACTTCAAAGATTGCATCCCAATCCAAGTCAGATTTTTCTCTACCTTTCCTACGACTTGCTTTGTAGTTAGGAAAGAAGTCACGCCTCCAATAATGTTTGGAATCATAAGCAAGTACAACCTCACCATATTCCTCAGTAAATTGAGTGCGATACATACGAACCGAATTGAGAATCATGTGTCTTACAATGTTCTCATCTGGTTCTTTAGATTTAGTCATATTCAAATGCATCATTAGACTAGCTACTGTGATTTGATTCATATCAATAATTATCATAATTTATAATGTGCGTTAAAGCTCATGCTCCTTCTTTCACCATCAGAATAAAATGGATAAACAGTATGTTTTAACCAAGATGGGAATATTAACATCATTCCAACTTTTGGAACAAATTTAAGATTGTCACTTCTAAAGTCTGATTTTTCACCATACATAAATTCAATCAGACCTGTTGCTGGATAGTGATCTTTAAATTCTTTATCATTTTCTTTATGCATATCTTTTGGTATCTTTAGATAGATAACACCAGAAAAGTTACCACTGTGTGTATGCCATGGATTGTATTCGTGTTTATACTGACTTACAATCCAACTCTGTGCAAGATGAATGTTATCAATGGTGGGTTGTTTACCCTTTGAAATCTTAGACCAACCATACGCACGATTGACAACTTCCATGTGTTTAAGATATCCTAGACAGCCTTCTTTGATTGTGTCTGACAAATACTTAGTTTCTTCTTTATCATAAGCAGGAATTTTTATTTCTTTTGATACCTTACCAACAAGGTTTTCAGAAAAATCAAATTTCTTAGAAAGACTTTCATCACCTAATACTGCATCTCCTGCAAGATTAACTAATGAAGTAAATTTTTCTGGTAATTCAAATTCCAAAATTGTAGGACTAAAATTTTCCCATACAATGGGATCACTCGATAGGTTGTTCATAACTTTCTTCCATAACATCTAACATGTCATCTAGCATGTCTTTATCTATTGATATGATACCATCTTTGGCTATCATAAGATTATCAATGAATACACTCATAGTGTGTCCATAATCAAACTTCCTATAAAGCATAGATTTTACCACCTCATTTATATATCCAATTTCTTTTAAAAACTCAGGTGAAGTTAAATCAAAACCTTCTTCATTAAATTTGTGTATCAATGGAATTATAAGTTGACTTGTAATGCCATCAATCACTTCTATGTCATTTGCAATTTTCTTACTTTCATCATACAAATTAGACATTTCTTCTTTGTCTAGCCATGGGCCTTTTACTACATTGTTCTTTATTTTTTTGTTACTACTGGGCCCTTCGGTGTTATCGTTTTCCATTTGACTCGTCCTTCTTGATGTTCTCCATAACGATCATCACACCAATCGCCTGTTTTAAGATAAGCATTACAATGACGAATGTAACCTTCTATGTCAGCAACTTTTGCGATTGCACCAGAAACACCTTTCCTGACACTGCTTTTTTCTTCGTTTAAAATACTTTTTTGAGTTTTAATCCAAGACTTAACTTTACTAGGATGTAAAAAGTGATCTTCTGGTAGTCCTAATAAAGAACTATGGACAGAAGAATTTACAGCTGGTTTTCTTGCAGCACGAGCTAATGCAAGTCGTTCAATAGCCGCAGACCTTTGTTCTGGGGTCAAGGGCTTGCGTTTTTTACGAGGTTTACTTGGTTTCCAATCTTTGTGATTAGGTAAACTTTCTTTAACTTTTTTAGTCATTTTCAATTACTTCCATAATATAAATTAAATACATTTAACCTTTTGTAACTCTTTTTCGCCAGTTTCGGGATTGACTTTAATTTTAATAAAACCCTGTTCTTCTAAAATATTTAATAGTTTTTCAGTTACAGGTTCAGTAGCAGAACTTCTTCCCCACAGATAAGTGCCAAAACAAGCTACAAGTGAAATGATTGTTGCGGTATATGTGTCAATCATGGATACACCTCCTCGATATATTCTTTTGCATATTCAACAGCAAAAGACATTTGAAATGTTTTCTTGACATCATTAAGAATTTCATCAACAGACTTTTTTCCTAAATTATCATTAACAAACTCTTGAATGTCCAAAGATATTTCATTCATTTTGCTCATTATTCTCTCCTTTTATTATCTTATGTATACATAATAACACAACAAAAGTATAAAGTCAAGAGGTTTTCTTATCTAACTTTAAATTATTTAGGAAATATTCCATGTATAAATCTTCATTTAGTATAGAATATCCATTAAAATCTCCGTAAGTTTTGATGTGAGTATACACTCGTTTATAGGAATATTTTTCATACATTTCTGTCCACCAAGAAATGGGTTTTCGTGTACAGTGTGCATTCTCACCATTGGGTAGGATTGCTATTGCTGGTGAAGTTGCAATTGCAAGGAATACAAACTTATCAGCTCTTTTGGTAATCATATTAATTGTTTCTGGGATTTGTTCTTCGGGAATGTGTTCTAATACATCAGTAGAGATGATACCATCAAAAGGGCCATCTGGTAAGGTTTCAAACTCTGGTACTGCTGGGTCATACAGAGTTGGCATGATACCCATATCTTTGTGGTGTTTCCATTTAGAATACTGTTGACCTTTACCACAACCAAAGTCTAATAGAGTTTCTGGTTTCATATCTTTTATCAAATCTAAAATATGTTGTAGTTGCGGTTTAAGATTGTTGCCGGGATAATTGGTATTTTGGTCTGCGTGAAATTGTTTATACTGATCTATCCAATCATTGTTGTCCATTATGTATCCTCAAATGTTCTTGTAACATCTTTGAGCTTCCTATTCTAACATTGATAATACCATTATAGTATTCATCAGTTTCTAGAACCCTTCTGTCAAATTGTTCTTTTGCTTCTAAGTAACTTAATATTCCTCTACTTGAACAATAATGTAAAATTTCTCTGGTAAATTTATCTTCACCAAACGATATAACATCAGCGTTCAAGTGTTCAGAAGAACCCCAATAATCTCTCCAATCACTTTCTTTTGTTGAGCGTCTTTTATTTGTTCTGCCTTTAAGTGGTGGTCTAGTAACTTTAAACCTTGCGAGTTTCTTACCAATATACTTTCTGTTGTTAGCAAGATTAGTTATGAGATAAACAAATCCCTCGCAATCATCTGGTAGTTGTTCTACTATCTTTCCTTGATGTGTCCACTTTGTTGGAATTGTCATCAATTCCATTGCTTTTTTCATTATCACATTTCCCAAATATAGAATCCCAATTCTTATCAAATTGTTCTCTACTATTTATGGGTCTTTGCATACTACCTTTTCCACCATAATCTCTACCAGATGTCATTCTCATCATCCTCTACTTCTTCTATAAATTCAAATGTTTCGTCAAGTTCATATCCACAAAATGAACAAAAAGTTACTTTGTATAGTCGGGGCTCCATGTTGTGTTTTATATGGTATTCTGCTTCACAAGATTCACACACGATAAGTTTCACAACTGTTTTACCCCTATGTTACAGGAATTTAAAAATTCTATTCCATCAGTTTTTCTGTAAACTTCTCTATAATATACATTCTTTATTCCAGAACCATAGATTAACTTTGAACAACTCATACATGGTGCATGTGTTATATATATGTCAGAATCTAAACCACTTTCTATTGACCTAGCAAGTTTACTTATCGCATTAGCTTCAGCATGTATTACTTCTGGTTTTGTAATTTCTGCTGGAAATCCTATATCATGTTGTGGAAAGCTTACTTCACAAGCATTATCCCAACCCGAAGGTGTACCATTATACCCAATAGAAATGATACGATTATCTTTTACAATAATCGCACCTACTTTTAATTTATTGGCTGTAGATAACTCGGCAAAGGTTTCTGCGGTAATCATGTAAGCGTTTTGCCATTTGTTCATTAAGCGGCACACCCCTGACCATCTAAACCACAAACTTCACCTTCTGGAGTATTTTCTACCCAACCCCAATCACCTTCCATACCATTTACAGAATATTCAGTAACCCTTTTTTCAAAGAAGTTGTCGTGTGATGCACCATTCAATACCCAATCTAGCCATGGCATTGGATTGTCTTTTACTTTAAATTTAGGTTTCATACCCAATTGTAATAGTCTACGATCAGCAATATGACGAATGTATTGTTTGACATCTTTTTCAGTAATACCTTCTTGGTCGTGACCACTAAATGCTAACTTAATAAATTTATCTTCTAGTTTAACAGCGTTAGTTGCCATTTCATAAACTTTAGACTTCAACTCATCATTTACAATGCGTGGGTGTTCTTCTACAAACTCACGAAACAACTTAGCATTACCTTGAACATGCATAGTTTCGTCACGAATAGACCACTCAACAATAGTACCCATACCTTTCATCTTACCGAAACGCTGGAAGTTTAGTAACATAACGAACGATGCAAATAAGGACATACCTTCATTAAATACTGATTGAGCTAAAATGAGAGCAAGACCTGTATGTGAATTAATGCTACCTTCTTTCATAAAGTCTAACTTGTCAGACATCTCAGAATACTCAAGGAATGTATGAAACTCCTCATCTGGTAATCCTAAAGTGTCATTTAACAAAGCATATGCACGTTGATGAACACCCTCACGATTAGCGAATGATGCAAGCATATTGCGAATCTCATTGTTCTTAAATTTTGGAATCATTAGTTCGTGATAATTGTCACCAACCTGTACATCAGATTGTGTGAACAAACGAAGAATTTGAGTCACAAAATCTTTTTCATTTTCAGTTAATTTTGTTTTCCAATCTTGTACATCTTCAGATAGTTCTGCTTCATCTTCTACCCAATGAATTTCTTCATGTTTTTTTGTTAGTTCAACAGCCCACGGATAGTGAAATGGACGATAACTCTTTGATGTGTCTAATAATGACATGTGTTCTCCTATTTTAGTTTTATTTGTAACCATTACAACACAAAAATTAACCAGAGCAAGCTACGCATTCATCATCGTCATCATTGCTCTGTTCTATTGGTTTATTTAAAAATTCCATCAATTCTGCATATCCACCAACATATTCACCATCAATATATACTTGTGGCACAGATTTTACATCTTTACGACCTGTTACTTCTGCCGCAGTTTTGCCTATTTCTTTTAAATCAATTTTATCAAATGGAATACCTCGTAATTTTAGTTCTTCCATAGCCATAGAACAGAATGGACAATCTATTTTTGAATAAACAATACTACGCATATCACCTTGAAGTGCAACTCTTTCTACTTTCTCAGATACATTTTCAGCACGCTGTTTTGCTTCTGTACGAAGATAATACAAACCTTTTAGTCCTTCTTTCCACGCACGAAGGTGTACTTGATTTACATAAGATTTAGGCGCACCAGCTGGGAAAAACAGATTGACAGACTGACCTTGACAGATATACTTCTGTCGATCAGCTGCGTGTTGTACTACCCAATTTTGATCTAACTCATCAGCAGTTTTGAAAACAGATTTTTCTCCTTCAGTGAGAAATGGTAGATGTTGTACAGAACCTTTCTTAGTGATAATAGAAGTCCAATTTACATCGTTGTTTTCATCTTTCTGTGTCAATAATGATTCGAGGTATTTATTCTTTACTAAAAATGACCCTGCTCTTGTGCGATGTGTATATGCATTAGCCTTTAATGGTTCAATAGACGGACTAGTCGCAAGTATTACACCACTTGATGCATTGGGTGCGACAGCAAGAAGATGTGAATTTCTTCTGCCTGAATCTGGGCCATCTGGATATGCACCACGTTCTAATGCTAAACGCTCTGTTTCTTCAACAGCTTGAGTCTTGATGTAATTAAATACAACATCATTAATCTCTTTTGCTTTATCAGATTCCCACGCAACACCATGTTTTTGTAAAAGACTATGAAACCCCATAGCACCTAGTCCGATTGACCTTTCTCTACTCGCACTAAACTTAGCACGTTCAATTGTATCTGGAGCATTCTCAATAAAATAATTCAAAACATTATCAAGCATACGAACCAAATCAGCAACAATCGGAGTATCTTTCCAATCATCATAGTATTCAAGATTTAGTGATGACAGACAACAAACAGCTGTGCGTTCTGCACTAGTCGGTAAGTGAATCTCATTACATAAATTAGACCCATTGATTTTTAAACCTAAGTCTTTTAGTGGTTGTGGTAAATCACGATTAGCAGTATCAATAAAGTTTAAATAGGGTTCACCTGTTCTGAACCTTATTTCAAGTATTCTTTCCCAAAGTTTTCTTGCATTTACTGTTTCTTTAACACTACCATCTTTAGGGTCGCGTAAGTTAAAGCCTATTCCCTCAGTAATTGCGTTCATAAACTCATCAGTAACATTGATAGCATTATGTAAGTTAAGTGCTTTTCGTTGCACATCACCTGTGGGAATACGCATATTTAAGAACTCAATAATATCAGGGTGAGATATATCAATATATGCCGCATACGAACCCTTGCGTGTCTTACCTTGACGATATGCAATCATATCAGCGTCTACTGTGTGTAAGAAAGGCATTGGGCCAGGCGCTATGTCTGATACTGTACGAACATCAGACCAATGACCACCAACACCACCACCATAAACTGATAACCAACGCAACTCAGATGTATGACTAATAAGACCTTCTAAAGTATCAGGAACATACGATAAGAAACAAGATATCGGTTGTCCTTTACCTTTTTTAGATCCATTGGGTGCGTTTGATAATACTGGACTAGCAAACATAAACCATTTATTAGAAACATAATTATATAATCGTTGTGCTAGATTCTCATCTAACTCACCTTCATAAGTTGACCATGCAATAGACGCTCTTTTAAATGCCTCTTGTGGTGATGTTTCGTATTCTGTTAAGTAAAAATCTTTTAACATTCCTATAGCATAGGATTCTAGTAATTTGTCTTTTTCTTTATCTAATCTTACTGACATGTCAATCCCCTTTGAATACAATTATCGGGCATTTCGTCTTCTCCATTGTGTAAACTTTATCTTGGCCATGTTGCCTTGATAAGTATTATTGTTAATGATTGTCTGGACTTCATCTTTAGTCAGTCCAGATAATATCATATCGTTTATGTCTTTTTCTTTTAAATCATCAGGCCATAACACTACATTATATCCCGAATAAATGGTCTTTTCTATTTGTTTTAATATTTCAACATTTCGTCTTTCATTATCAAAGATAATAGTTGTATTCTCTACGGGCAAATTACTAAAGTCAGCACCACCGACAGCAACACAGTTGTCCAAAAACATAGAGTCAATGGGCCCTTCGGTTACTTGTATTGGTTTGGTGGTATCCAGCCTGTTGAGGCCGTAGATTTTATCTTTGTCTGGGTCAAGAGTAATAGTAATATACTTAGGTATTTCATTTCCAAACGCTCTCCCTTGAAACGCAAACATTTTATTATTTTCATCAAAGAATGGAATTACCAATCTTGGGTGATCCCCATCTACAGATGAAAATTTATTAGGTATAATACTATTGACCCAAGTGTAAAACTTTGGAGCCAAAAATAACTCATAATGAACCTTAGAAGGAATTTGTCTATTCATCACAAATTTCTTAACAGGGTGGTCATGTCTTAATGACGATACCTTTTTAAGAATTTTTAGTGGTGATGAACCCTTCATAAATTTAGGTTGAGTAAATTTACCGATATCTGGAACTTCTGGTTCATTTGTTTTATATCGTTCCATTATATAGTCATTGTGTAATTTAGGGTCTATGTGCTTCAACAGATTGTTGAAAGATGCTCCAATTCCACAATTATGACATTTATATATAAGATTCAATTCTTTACGAAACACGAACCCACGAGCTTTAGATTGACTTTTTTGAGAGTCACCACAATAAGGACAACGAAAATTATACAGATGATCGCCTGTCTTTTTAAAACGCTGTAATTGTGATGAGAGTATCATCAGATATTTTTGTTCGATATACATGGTGTAATTATAACTCAAATAGTGGAGAAAGTCAACCCCAGATAGGCATTTTTTGCAGAATAAAGCCGAATACTATAGAACCACCGATAATCAGCCAACGCCACTTTTCAAGAATACCAACTCGTGAGTTTAGGTCATCTCTAAGCATTTGTTGATTGATTGCATCTTGTTTACTATGTTCTGACATTATATCAGTAAGTTCTTTGTAATTTGTAGTAATACGAGAATGTAGTTCTCTAATGTCTGTTGTAAATTCTAAATTGGCACGATTAGCAACTTCTTCTTGATTTGCTATTCTTTCTTCGTGTACAGCCAACATACGATTGACACAACTAGATACGTCAGTAATCTTTTCAATCGCAACATCAAGTCGTGAAAAGATTACCTTTATATCTGACACTTCTTTTTTGAGAATTGCTACTTCTGTCGTGATGTCATTACTCATCTTTTCTACCTTTAAAGTCTTATTTAGTATACTATGTATTTACGATATTGTCAATAGGTTTATATATTGTTATTAATTCATCTTTACCCTTGACTTTAATCTTGTCTACCTCAATTGATGTAATATTCTCTAGTTGTATCATTGTGTGACTCGAATATAGAGTAGGACAGTTTTTAAACTCTCCTCTCCCTGCTGTTGCTTCTAATCGTGCCGCAAGATTAACTGCATCACCAATAACTGAAAAGTCAAAACGAGTGGAACTACCCATATTACCAACAATTGCTGTACCTGTGTTTACACCTGTACCAACATTAATGTCGGGAAGGCCTCTTTCTTTATATAATACTTTCAGTTCTTTTGTCTTTGCTTCAATCTCTATTGCACTTTTGACTGCCATCTCAGCATGATTCTCCATATCAATCGGTGCATTGAATACTGCCATGATACAATCACCCATAAACTTATCAATCATAGCTCCGTTGTTTAGTAAGATTTTAGTCATGTGATCTAAAAACTCATTGACTAATTCAACTAATCCTTCTGGGTCATCTTTGTTCTTATAGTATTCTGATATAGGTGTGAAACCTATAATGTCCATAAAGAGAAAACTCATCTCTTTGCGTTCACCACCAAGTTTCAATGCCTCTGGATTTTTCTGTAAAGCAGCAACCTGTCTTGGGTCAAGGTAATGTTCAAACTGTTTCTTAATCTGTTGTCGTAATCTAAATTCTTCCATGAACCGCAGAAATGCAGCTACAGACCAAACGACAAACATAGTTAATACAGGATACGACCAATCAACCAGATAACTATATTCTGTAAATAAGTGTAAACTACCATAATAAGTTCCTGCAAGAAATACTGGTAATAGTATTGCACCAAAGTACCAACTTAGTGTAAGCACGACTACTGTCAGTACTAGTGATAACACTAAAGACACTGAAAGCTCTGCTAAATCAGTCCAGAAGGGTCTTGTGATGTTCCTTCCTGTCATCATGGTTGTCACAGAGGCAGCGATCAAATCGTGACTTTGAATGACTCCTACTGGGGTTGCAACTGGATTATCTATACCAGATGCAGTTGGTGAAAGAATAACAATCTTTCCTACGAATGAATCATTGTCTGTTAATTTGTTTAGTGCATAGGTTTTTGTTTTCCATTTGAAATCAATCCAAATAGCACCATTCGCATCAGTCAGTATCTTTTTGTATTTTGGTATGCGTAATGCTTCCACACCACCCTCACCAGTTTTCATCTGATAACTAATATCTCCAGCAGCTGTTCTTAGTATCTCCATAGACAGAGATGGATACAGTTGTCCATCTATTTGAATCACCAAAGGCATCCTACGAACCACACCATCATTCTCTGGAGCAATAAGCATCATACCAACACCTATTGCAGATTTTGAAAATGGTTCTATGGGGCCGACTGCACCACTATAATTGTATATCCATTGTTGCCAAGGCATACCTATCGCGGCAACACCTCTGGGTACAGGATTTCCTTTAGTTTGATTTGCTGGGATTTGTCCTATGATGGTTGGAGTTTTTCTTAACATCTCATCAAATTGTGCATCACCACCTAATCTATCTTTGTCTGCAAACAATATGGGTAATACAACAATTGCAGCACCCCTGCGATATAGATTTTCAATATCCCCTGCAAGTTTATCTCTTGCCCAAGGCCATTGACCATATTCTCTTACAGAATCATTATCTATTTCTACTGTCACAATCTTGTCTGTGATTGTTTCTTGTTGGGATCTTTGATGTTGGTCTAGTGCTTTTAATCTTACCATTTCCAAAAACCAAACATCAGAAAAACGAATACCACAAAAAAATAAAATTACTGATAAAGAGATGATCCACTTTTTCATTTTAATTTCCTTGTGTCAAGGATACACCACAACCACCAGATGTTTGACAGGTCTGTGTAATAGAGTAAGCCTGTGCTGTACTTCCTTGTTGTGTTAATGATAAATCAGTATGATACGAACCATACAGATTAACAGTAGCAGTATGCCCCCCATCACCACTTTGCATAACTTCTTGTGATCCACCATCTGTTCTTATGTTCATTCTCAAGTCCTTATTTCCATTTCCTTTCTGTGTAAGAAATGTACTGTTATTATCACCTCCATAATAATATATTTGTGCATAGTGGTCAGCATTAGCTGTTCCTGTTTCTTGTCCTATTTTTATACTATTACTATTTGCATGTACATCAAGGTTAACTATATGACCACCATATTCAGAGTTGGGTGTAGAACCAGAACAAGTTGTGTCTGTGCTACTAGAAAATGTAGCACCTTGACAAACATGAAGCTGGTTATTATTGCCCGGCATATGAAACCCTATTCTGTTGGAGTCTGAACCTGTGGTATTATACTGTTCAAATTTAAGAGTGTTATTTGTACCATCTATATCACCACCCCAAACTTTACCAGAACCAAAATAAGATACCCAACTAATTGTATTATTATTTCCTACTTGATTAAAATCAAGTGTGTTATCATCGTGAGCCATAGACAAGTTGACATCATTGTTGTTGCCATCTTGATTGATGCTTATCGTTGTATCATCACTGGTAGTAATCTGTTCTATGAACACACTGTTTTCAGCGTATACAATACTACTCAGACTGATAGATAATAATAGTGTTGTCAGTTTCGTCATCTGATGTTATCTCTGGTACTGGGATACCCTGTTGTGTTAAATTAATTCTGTATCCCCAATCTGCATTTAATTTTAAGTGAATATTACTACTTCCAACTGCACGAATTATTTCAAGTCGAGAACCATCACGAATCGTATTGACTTGAGTTGCTTTGTTGAAGCCGCTTGTTCTACCATCTACCATTTCACTTTGAGCGGTTAGTGCGATTAATTGGTCTAGTACATTCATTAGTAAATCAACATCTAAAGGATTGATATCTAGTTCAGTAAAAACCAATTCATCTTCGTCTAATTTATTTTTGTCTAATTCTCTAAATTCTAAAAAATCTATGTCTAATAAATTTATTGTAATTTTAGAACTTTTAATTATTTTTAAAAGTTTTTCTTTGGGTGGTTTAATAATTAATAAGTTGTTAATTTGGTCTAGGGTTAAATCAAGTATAACTGGCTTTGATGGAGTGGATTCACCATTTATAACTAATGTGGATTCAAATGCTTGGGTGAGAAAAACCTGTCCTGCATCACTTTCTACTGATATCTTACCAACTGTTCCATCTGCATTGGGAAGTAGAATGACAAGAGATTTTCCAACCTCATCAACAGTCATACTGAAAGCAGTTCCAAGAACACCTATTCGTGCTGTTGGAGTGCGAATATCAACATTCTGTGCATTTAGTTTTGCAATGTTACCACTTGCATATCTAACTGTTCCTAATGCGACATTCATTACAAGTTTAGACCCTGTTTTAGAATTTGGGTCATATACAAAATCATCTATTACTAATGAACTGTGTGGACTTATTGCTACATTTGTATTGTCAACAAATTTTATTCCAACATCACCATTACCTGTACGGACATTATCTTTGTATTCAATAGCAGAGTTTTCTTTTAAAACAAGTTTATTTTTTGCCCTTTCTATCGAAGCATTTCCTTTTTGTTTTACTACATTACCAATAGTTTCTGCCAACACCATGTTGACAGAAAACAAAAAGACAAAGCTAATCGTCCATAGTAACTGTAACATTATGGCCAGACCCCACAGTTGTCATATTAACAGTGCCATCATGAGCACCACCTTGTGTGATACTAAATGTACTAGATGCACCTGTATGATGTAGGGTTGTGTCTTGATCGGCAGCACCAGTGTGTGTCGAAGTTACTGTGTTGCTACTACCAATTAGAGTGACACTTGTTACTTTTTTGTCATCACCTATCATTGATGCAGTACTATTTTCATTAATAGTAACAGTATTACTATCTCCTGTTGCAACCAAATCAATATTTGCATCATCAACCGATGCAGAATTACCCACATTAACAGTAGTTGTGTTTGAACTTCCAGTAATTGTTTGAATGATACTGTTATTATCAGATGCCGAACTTGATCCAACTGAAAGAGTAGATGTGTTACTATTTCCTGTTTGGTTAAGAGTAACTTCTTGTGTATCACCCACAACAGATGCAGCAATAGTATTGTTGCTACCAACTTGGTCAATATCTAAAGTCTGGGCATCTCCTGTCAAAGTAACTGCTGTTGTTGAGTCACCAAATTTGTTCGTTTGGCCATCTTGATTAACATTAGCAGTAAGGTTTGCACCAGACTGTGTGATGTAAACATCACTCGCATAACTCACACTCATCATAACAAAATAAGCGAGAACTGTAAGTATGCTAATTTTCATTTTCTTTCTCCTATTTTAGTTTCCACAATCCATTTTCTATTCCCCTTTCAATTACTTGGTTTACTCCATGTTCTATTGCTTTACGAATCGCATAAGTTGTTGATTCATTTTCAGTTGTTCCAGCTTCAATTTCAATCAACTCAGTACCCATATCTAAAAACTTGAACACATTCATACCAACTTTAGTACTTAATATAGTTTTTTGCGAACTTACCGCAAGTAATACTTCACCAGTTTGTACAGATATTAATCGTAATGAAACCGATACTATATCTCTACGATATTGGTCACGAATACCTATACCCAAATATCTCGAACCAACACCACCTGTTTCTATGTTGGTGTCGTAACCGATGATACCACCACTTATGAGAACACCAGCAAACAATAAAGGTTTAACTTGTTCTGCCTTTTCTCCATCATAAGTTGTTCTTGTGTTTCTAATAATTTGTCTTTCTTTTAAAAGATAATCCAAATCCATTCTTTCAACAACAGTAAACCATTTACCATTGCCCGCACCTTTAAGTGCTTGAACTAATAATGAGGCAGCTCCCTGTGTGACTGCTGTACTTAATGATGCAAGGCTATCACTTGGTTTTCTTTGTCCTGTTTGGTCATTAAATTTGTAAACAGCAATCTCAACCTTCCTTTCGGGGGGTCGATAATTTTGTAACTTGTTCATCATTGGTGCAGTTGTAGGTTGTTCAAATACTTCGTATGTTGTACAACCACCTAAACTAAAAAGTGAAATCACCAATAGGAACTGTAATAACTGTTTGACTTCCATTTGCATCCAATATTGTTAATGCTACATTGTCTGTATCTTTGACATAACTGATTGTAGTACCCTCAAATGTGACTGTTCCATTTTGATTTGAATTTTCTCCAAACATACTATCCACAAGTTGTTTCGACAGTTGAGCATAAATTCTTGATTCTACATTCTTTATAAATTTTGCCTGATTAGTATTTGCTAAATCTCTTTCTGCTTCTCTAACCGCAGCTTCTTCTTTTTCTTTAATTGCTTTCTTACGAGAATGTTCTTGGTTTTCAACTGTAAGAACATGAGAACTATAACCCACTCCACTAAAAGAAGGAGATACCCATTGGTGCGTTAAATCACCAGCCATACCAATCTTTGAAATTGACATAAATAACAAGATTATATTGACTACAATTAAAAACTTTATAAAAGAGTTCATTTATTTTTTTCTCTCTGGCTGAATAAAATTAGGGTGGTCTTTTACTAATTCATCTTTTGTAAATGACTCAGCTAATTTAGACCAACAACATTCTTTAGTTACTTTCTTTTTTTCTTTTTTAACATATGGTGGTTCACCATATAGTGAAAACATCTTTTTTATTTTATCAAATAATTTCATTTTTTTTTATTTTCCTTCAATTACATTTTTCGCAATGGCACTTTTCACAAATAATTGTGCCGGGCCTTTTTGATAAGTCGCCATCTATACATTTAGTACAGACATCTTTACAATGTGAAGGACAACCACATTTACTACAAATTACATCTATCATTTTTATCTCCTTTCACTTATTTTTGCGTAGTTTTTCTACTTCCATTTTTTCTTTAATTTCGTCTTGCATTTTATCTTTTTCTCTATACTCTAAAACAACATTCACTTTTTGTTGTAATCGTATCATATCATTATCTAACATACGATTTTGATCTATACATTTTATCAGAGCCATGTGCATTGCATCTAACTCTGGTTGAATATTATCACTGATAAATGCCCATATGTAATATATAAAATATCCCATACCGATAGCCATGATAACTGGAAACCCAAACTCAGCAATAAGTGTTCCTATATCAAGACCATTATCAACAAGTTCCATTAATCTCTCCTCACATCAAGCTTACCATCTTCTTTGAAGTTTTCAGCACGAGCGATACGATTAATATCGGGTGTTACTCCTAAAGCAGAACTAACTAATAAGTCTATTTTTATTAACTCATTACATCCTACTCTTGCACGATCTTCTAACATTTTACAGAAATGTGTTAGAGTTTTTATTTGGTCAATTATACCTTCAAGTATTTGTTTTAATACTGTAAATATAAAAAATCCCATAACTACTGCAACAGCAATTGGAACTCCCACCTCAGAAACTAAAGTAAATATATCCATAACTTAAACCTTTATTACTATTTATAAAGATTTATGAGTGTAGTGTCTGTGAGATAGAGAGAGGGGGAAACTACATAATAAAGACTATTTGTTTCTATTATGTAGTTATTTGTGATAATTACTTAATTTTAGCGTTTAATTTACGATGGCCGTTCCATGCAACGAATCCACCTAGTCTTAATGCCCAATATGCGAGATAGTTCATAAACTTAAATCCATTGTTTTCTATGTTTATATCTCTGAAGATTACATCAGATTCTTTTTGTGTAAGCTTATCGCTAGCACCTTTTGATTTTTTCTTTAATGATTCATATTTATATGCATAGTCGTGAACTAATCCACCCATCAATAGAACTCCTGTTGGAGATAACCATGTATGTAAGAACTTAGGAATAGATGCACCATCAAATTGAAAGCCTTTAGGTATTACATATTGAACTCCATTAATCTTAAATACAAAGTCCTTTGCAATTATCCAATTACGACTTCCTGTAATCCACATCCATATTGCACCCCAAAACCCTTTACCCTTTGTTGCAATAGCAATAGGTGTCATGTATGGCATTTCTTTATATTCAAATCCTATTCTTTTACCTGTTTCTTTTCCATCAAATAAATTAATAATTCTACCAATAATGATTAAAATACCAACAAGTGTAAACTGCCACCATGTAATTGCTTGATCTAAAATAAAGTCTGTAAATTCAATCTGTGTCATTTGTCCTTTTCCTCTATTGCGGTTGGTGCTACAGCACCCTCATAGTAAACAATGATTTGTTTTTGTTGTTCTATATAACGCCTTAATTCTGAAAAATTTAAACTTAAATTCTCATAGTCTTTTACAGACAAAGCAATATATGCATCAGCACCATTCTTTTTTTCAAAATCTAATATAAATTTATCATAGTTTAACTTTGAAACTACATAAATTTTTACATCATTAAGTTGTACTTTCTTTGGGTGTGTTGCAATTGGAACAGTTGTTTTAACAGTATTAGTTACTGTTACTACTTTCGATTCCGGCAGATACCTGCTCATCATGCTGCACCCCGACAGTATTGTCAGTGAGAGCAGTAAGATCAACCCATAACTTATTTGTCGCATTTTGCATCCTCTTTTCAATCAGCCCTGGCTTTTTATTTGCTAAGTGGGTCAGATTATGTTTTTGTAGTGTAGATCGGAGTTCATCTCCATATTTTTCTGCTTGTTGTAAATCTTTTTGTAATTTAGAATTTAGTTTTTCATTCATAAATGCACTTTCTTCAAGGGTCTTAACACTTGCTTCACTAATTTGTACAGCAACTTCTAATTTTGCATTGTTTTCACGCAATGTTGCTATAGTTGATTGTGTTGTGTCATAGTAATACTTAGCACTCAAACCAGCTGCACCGATGATTCCAACTAAAATAATTATTGCATATAATTTTATCATAAGTTTTTCTTAATCCATCTATATCCAGCATATGCACCAAGTAGAATAATAATTGTTCCAATACCATCAACCCATGATGTATTATTAATTGCTTCTACTAGGTCTGCTGTAATCCAATCCATTATTCAGACTTCCAAATTGTATATAGTCCATAAATGATCGCAGCGTAACCAGCAAGTGTGGTTGGTAAAATTATCATTACAACACCAGTTGCAATCAACACAACACCATCTAATGTAGTTCTTTCAAAACATCTATCTTTTATCCAACCAAACATATTATTCTCCTTTTGCTTTACCCATTTCCATTTCCAGAACTTTGTCCATTACCATTCTGTCCATTTCCAGAACTTTGTCCATTACCATTCTGTCCATTACCATTCTGTCCATTTTGTGATTGATCTGTCTGTTGATTTTCTCCGTTACCATTACGTTTACCAACAAAATATGGATATGCATATACTTGTTTAAATTTAGATTTTACTGGAACACAGACCATTAGTTTTCTATCAAACTTATATCCAGCCGGACACTTAAAACCATGTACATCTTCTTTCTGCATTTGTTTGGTTTTCTTTTTCATCTTTTCGATGTACGCACGATAAACACCAGCCTCTGCGGTCTTACCCATTTCTTTTGCTCTTTGTTCCATTGCAACTGCAGCTTGCACCTTATGTGCATGTGTTTTACTAGAGTTATCTATTTTACTTACACTACTCTTTGCATCTTTAACAGTTGCAAACTTCAATCCCTGTATTGTTCCTTTTGGGTTTTCGTCTGTGTATAAGTCAGAATGTTTATCACTTCCTGCTGGTTGTCCTTTTTTTCTAGGTATTCTGGGTTCTTCTTTAAACTGTTCAAAACTTAACTTTGGCCCAGATGTCTGGAAGTTCTTTTTTCTCATTACTGTCTTTGCAACGAGTTCCAATTCTCCACGCTTTAGGTTTAGTACAAAAGGCATGTTGATATTAGTTTTCATATCATTGATTACTGCTTCAGCATCAGGCCCTAATTTTGCAATCTTCTTACCATACTTTTTGTAAGACTGTTTAAATAACCTCGTTAGTTCTGCTGAAGTGATTTGTTTAACATTTCTTGAGTCATTAACTCTATCTAAAAAATGTCTTGTGAACTCGACATCAATGCCTAGAGATGCAAATATTTTGTCTGCATATTTTTCTATTTGATCTAGGTCTGATTTTTTGACTTCTTTTTCATCTGCTGCATTTAAATCCCCCATAGGGTACATTTTATCTAATGCAGGCCCAAAAGAATTTTCATCAAGATATGTTAAAAATGTTTTCATAAGAAAACTATCTCATTTTTACCATTTTCATTACCGCAGAAGCTGCCGCCATGAATTGTTTTTTATTACCATTAATCATTTTGGTAAGTTTTGCTTTATTGTCAGCATTAACTTTATCCATAACTTGAACAAGTGCATTTGCAGTAAATAAATCTACTTTCATAGAACCATCTTTAAACTTAATACTTTTATTCTGTTTTCTTTTGACAATATCTTTAAGAACATCTAGATTATCTTCTACAAGAAATGATTCACGATTAAACTCACTGATTGATTCTTGAACCTTTTCTGCAAATTTAGACTTTTTAGCTTCTCTTTTTAGTCTTGCAGCTTCTAATTTTGCTTTATGTTGTTTATACGATTTGGTTCTGGCGTCAAAAAGTGATTTCTTTTTCTTCTTTTTAATCATTCCAGTAGGATTCATATCAACACCACTACCTTCTCCACCAAAATTAGTTGGTGCATCTTCATCTATTGCTAGTCCAGTATAAGCACTAACTTCTTTCCATTTAGCTGTCATCTTTTAAATCCTCTAAACTTACATATATTTTTTCTTGACTTTTAAGGTGAACTACAGGAAAAATCTCAACACCCAAAATTGTATCTACAGGAGCTTCATCATCAAAGACAGTGATCTTATCACCTTTCTTTGCAGACAATTCTTCTTCTTCACTATTTAGTATATCATTAACTAGAACATAGTTTCCTTTAGGTAAAACATCACCAAAGCCAATTACATTTTCGTTGATACTATTATCTAACTCCACACCTTCTTCTTTAAGGAACTTCATAAATTCCTTTTCAAACATGTCGGGGTCATCTACTGATTCTTTAAATGTATCTTTCAGTAGAAATAGTGCTGCGGCATAAGTACCAACCTTTGTTCTAAGGCCAGGCACTTTAGCAAAAATCTTTTTAATGTTAAAAACTAATTTGTGCAAAATTGTATATGCACTTTTTTGTTCTGTTGTTGCAAGTTCTATTGCTGGTTGTGTTGATTTAGGTTTCTTAACTCGATTACCATCAGCATCAATAATACCAAGCTTAAACGCATCTGTTTTATTAAACGGAGTCGTAAGCAACTTTAAAAATCTATAGGTAACAAATAAATCTATCGCCCTACCCATTACAGTTCCTTCAATGTTTTACAGACAAATACATCTGTTTCTATATGTTCTAATTCATCTTCCCTAAGAATATTTAGGAACAATAAAAATGCTTTCATTGCAGGCCAATACTGATCTTGTATTTTAAATAACAAGAGAGTTGCACAAGCATCTGCACCAAAAACATTATTTAAAACAATAATATGATTTAACAACAATCTTTCTTTCAAGATTCCTGTATCATAATATTTTCTTAAAAGTCGTTTTATATACTTAAACCTTTTAAGGTCATCTTCAAATTCTTTTTCACCCATACAATGTGGATTGTCATAATGTTTTATAGCGTACATGATAACATTATCGGGTGTTATCCTTTCATACATCAACCAATACTGGCGTAAACTTTACATGATTGATTTTTTGGCATCATTTCATATTCAATTTTTAAGCTTAAGCCGCCTTCAACAACATGGGAAATACCATCATCATTAACAAATTCATCGTAAGGAGTATTTTCATCTTTACCGAACCTACCACCAAATCGTGATAGTGGCAAGTCAAATTTACCACCTTGTCCTTCCATAGTTGGAACTGCACCAAACTCTAGACCAATTTTGTTCAAAGAACCTCTAAGTCTATGTATTGCATGTTCTGGCATAAGATATTCCATATTGCCTATCTGTCCAACAATTGCATTTATTCTTTTACGAACAGCAGGGTTTGCAAGATCACTAGGATTATTTGCAATATCACCACCTAAGTTTTTTGGATTTTCTCCAACAGGGCCTGTGGGAAAACCACTATCCTCTGTTACGAACTTTGTGAAAGATTTCATTCTTTTTTCCTTTTCCTATCATTCTAAAGTAAAAAGGGAGAGAGATAAACTCCCTCTCCCTATTACTATTTAGTCCATTAAGACCTAAGACTTATCCAGTTAAGGATTAGTCTTGTGCGACCTCAGCAACACCTGTATCTGCGGCAGCAGCATGAGATGAAAGTAAGAACCATGAAGTTCCTATCCATACACACATTACTGTGTCACCAACAGTTGTCCAATCAATGTCAACGAAACCAGTTGCATCAGTTGGTGTCATTTCTGAAGTACCACCATCTACATCGTGAACTATGATTTTAAGTTGACCATTTACTGTACCATCAGCAAGAGTTGTTGCAACAGAACCAGTAGTCTGCAATGTAGTAATTGCAGTGGTAGCGTTTGCTGCAGTTACAGAGTTATCAGCCATATCTTGAATTGAGTTAGAGAACCCAATAAAAGTAGGTAGGTTGTTAACAAAGTTAGAAACAGAAATTTTCTTGTTAATAGGTGTGCCTGTAGGATCATCTACAACATGAAGTAAATCTGCACTTGCGATACCTGTGCTCAAATCTGTTAGAGCGGTTATTTTCTTATCAGCCATTTTAATAGTCTCCTTTGACTAGCTTTATATTAACCCACTAAGAACAGGGTTGTCCTTTTGTGTGGGAATGTTACTGTCGGCATTGTTTCCGACATCACCTGAGTCATCAGAACTAAGTTCATTTGGCTCATCATCATTAAATTCTTCTAGGAAGTTCAAACATTGTTGTTTTGCACCATTTAGTGCATTCATCAATGCGATTGAATCTACCTTTTGTTTTTCTAGTTCTTGTAGTTGTTTATTTACTTTTTGTATATCGCTATCAAGAACAGTCAATCTATTTTCAATCTTAGATTTTTCTAACATAACATATCCATTCTATAGTAAAAATATTAGCGACCACCGAAGTGGTCACTAGTATCAGTTATTACTGGTCACCAAAATCAGGAACAGTAGCACTTCCAACAAATCCAGACACAGCATATACTGTTGTAGAAACACCAGTAAGTGTGACTTCAAATGTTTCTGGTAATCTAATACCCAAAACTGAATTTGAGCTGTTATTAGAAAACACAACTGCGTTAGTGTTACCATCACTGTCAAAGTGTGTTAAACTACCTTTGTAAAACTCACTGTTATCAGTTTCAAGAGGCTGAATGACAATATCATGTCCATCAGCAGCAGTATGTTGAAATTGAAATCTAAATACCAAACCAGCTTTTGGTGTTGGTAATTTATAGATTCTATCTCCAGAAATATTAGCAAATGTTAATGTTCTGTGAGCGTGTAATGCTTCAGTTAGGGTTGTAGCTTCATCTGGTAATACTACAACACTATTATTAGCGTTTGAGAAATCACCAAGTGTTTCTTTTTTGTTTAGTGGTGTTCCGCTTGGGTTATCAATGATATGCAGCAAGTCTTCTCTTGCAGCTGCAGTACCCAAAGATGTTAGAGCGGTTACTTTTAAGTCGGCCATTAGGCTTCTCCTTTATTTAATTGGGTTATGCAATAGTCGGTGCTGTTTCAGATGAAACAAAACCAGATAAGTGCCATTCAGTTGCAGATACTCCAGTACATACTACAGTAAAGTTCTGTGGTGTTATAAGTGTAAGCAAATCATCAGCAGAGTTGTCAGAAACAACAACTGAATATGCGTTACCATTAGTATCAGCAAACAAAAGACTACCACTAAAGAATCCATCTCCAGCAGGTTGAATTGCAGTATTTTGAGCATCGGCAGCAGCGCCACCATAAGTAAATGTTAATACCAAACCAGCTTTTGGTGTAGGTAATGTAATAACAGAACTTGATGTTTGGTCTGGTATAATACTCATTCTTCCACCATGAACTGCTTCAGTTAGAGTAAGAGCTCCAACTGAGAGTGTTACAGGTGCAGCAAGTGCATTTAATACTTCGCCTACAGTTACTTTTTTATTAATCGGTGTTCCAGTTGGATCATCAATTATGTGTAGTACATCTTCTAGTGCAGTTCCAGCAGCAGCTGAAGTCATAGAAGTTATTTTTAAATCGGCCATTAGGCTTCTCCTTTAATTTTTATTAATCAGCTATTAGTCGCCTATTGTAGGCGCTGTTGCAGAAGCTACAAACCCAGACAATTGCCATGTGGTTGCAGAAATTCCTACACAATTTACAGTATAGTTTTGTGGGTTAATTATAGTAAGCAATTCATTTGAATCGTTATCAGAAAATACAGCAGCACTAGTATCATTATCAATATCAAGATGATATACACCACCTAGAAAGAAAAGTGAATTTCCAGTTCCAGCTGATATTGCTGTGTTAACTGTATCTGCGGCTATTCCACCATAAGTAAATTGAAAACTCATTCCAATTTTTGGTGTAGGTAGCGTAAGTATTGTTGCACCAGATTGATCTGGAACAATTAACATTCTTCCAGCATGGGTTGCTTCAGTTAGTGCTTGTGTTCCAGCACTTAGTTTTACTGGTGCGTGTAACGCATTTATCATCTCACCAACAGTTACTTTTTTGTTTGCTGGTGTTCCGCTTGGATCATCAATCACATGAAGTAAATCTGCTCTTGATGTTGCAGCTGCTAAAGACGTTAGACCAGTTATTTTTAAATCGGCCATAAAGCTTCTCCTTTTATATAAACCCCTTTATTGGGGAATACTACTGTGAGAAATCAGACGAATCCTATCTCACATCACTTGTGTCTAAACTAAAGACCCATTATGATTTGTTTAATGGGGGAGAAACTCCCCCACCTTTGTTCTATTTATGATGCAGCGACATCAACACCTCTTAGGATGTTTGCTGAACCAGATGTAGTACCAGATTCCAAGAATGTAGCAATATCACTTAGTGAATTTTCTACAACATATGGATCGGTATTGAGATCATCACCTTCCTCGTTTCTACCATCGCTGTTGTTTGAAGCTGCATTACCAGATTCTTGAACAAGTCTGAATACATCACCTTGTCCTCCAGCTACTCCATTTAAGTTTTCAGTACCAACTTCAAGTTCAAGTGCGACACTATCGTCTGCGCCAGTTCTTGTAATAGTTTTAATGTCTGAACGACTATTAAACAATGGCCCTGCGACTGTAAAGTTAACTGAGTCAGATATGATTTCATCACCACCATTTGTAGATGCAAGTAAAACTATGTTGTTTGCAACTGTGATTGGTTCACTAACTGTAACACTTGTTTGTGAAGCGACAGCAGTAATTGTTAATGTGTTGTTTGTTGAAATTGCTGTGTTTCCATCTGCATCAGTAATTGAAGCAGCAGGAGCACTACCAGCACCATTAACTGTTATAACTTGACCTACAGCAAGTGTTGCACCAGCGACTGCATCAACAACAAGAGTTGTTGATTGTGTCAATGCACCATTTACTGTCAATGTTGCAGCTGCACTTCCGTCTGCAATCAAACTGTCACCAGCAGTTCCAGCTGCAGCAGTTCCACTTTCTAGACGTATACCTATTGCAGACTTTCCATCTTCTTCTTCAAGATTTGCACTTCCGTCAAAGTTTATACCTGTAATGATACCTGTTTCACCAACACCCTCACCATTGAAAGCAAGGAAACCAGCAGCAGCATTAGTCTGTGCAGTTCCTCTGAATGTTATTTGGTTAGTTCCAGAACCTTCGTAATACATACAAGCAATTGTACTATCTTCTACCATGTCTGTTTTACCAACTCTTGATAGCAAGATATATGCTTTGTTTGTTATTGTTTGGTTTGCAGACCAAGCGGCAGATGTTACATCTACTGCTTCATCAAAGGTTACTGTAATGTCAAACAATCCAGTGTCAGCTATTGTTGCATCTGTCCAATCAATACCGATGATAGAGGCAGAACCCATAAATTCTGCAATGTTTTTGACACAAACCAGAACTTCTGGTTGTGCATTTGGATTATCGTTACCAGAAGCTGCAAGGCCTGGGGATAATCCCCAACCGCCAGCGACTGCGATACAATGTTCTCTTGCACCAGTTGAACCAGCTGCATTACTATCTACTGGTAAAAATTTTGGTTTGTCTTCGGCGGCAGTTGTTGTTCCCCATAGACTCATCTTCTTTCTCCTTATTCAAATAGAATATATATTGTAACTATTTATAATTATTTGAAACCTAATCGTTTCAAATCTGTTATTGTTTTAGAAACACTAGTGTGGTGTATTCCTATACCACCCTTTGCTTCCCATTCCTTAATATTTTTTATATAATCATCAATAAGGACATTTGGTTTACCATTAGTCATGGCATAAAGTTGTTTTTGTTTTCGTTTTACCAAATGTATTTTGCTTCTTGGGAATTTAACATTCTTCGATAGCCACTTCAATTTACCATTTTGGGAACTAGGATCATTACTACTATAAGCAGAGAGAATATGTGCATCATATTTTGAAATAAATCCATATAATCTCTTAGCACCAGACATCCAATCTAAGTCTGCCCAAAAATTCTTAGTGTTAGCGATAGCTTTCCATCTTTCAGGTTTATCTACTTCGGGAAATGGTTTTCCTAACACTTTTTCTGCACCTTTCATAAGTGCAACCAGTACTTCATCCATATCACAATAGATGGCTGGCAATTCGTCTTTACTTGCCTCCATCATTTGTTCTAAATTTTTCATTAATTAAATTTCCTATTTCTACCCATTTGTACCGCTATTATAACATTGTTTAGAAATAAAGTCAATTGTTAATCTTTCATTTCAGGTTCAATAGTAACTTTAGTTGTAGGTTTACCTGTCATAGTTTTATTTTCTTTTTTAGGTGCATCATGTGTGTAACCCATATCTTTCATTCGTAGATGGTCAGCCATAGTGGTTGCCTTAAAACCTTTGCCAGTCTTAGGGTCATACATCATGTGAGGTTTGAACTCATCTGCTTCTTTGATAAAAGGATTATGTCCTTCATCAACACTCCACATCTTGGCAAGTGCTTCACGCATAGTGTCATTTTTCTTATGCATTACACCAACTGTTTCATCCCAATCTTCTTGAGATTGGCCTGGAGTTACTTCTAATGTGTGTTTTGTGCGTTCTGGTGTTCCAAATTCATAGTTTTCTTTTTTGTAATCTTCTACTTTATATGTTTTACCAGAAACAACAAAAGTCTTTTCACCTTTTTCTTTTGCAGCATTAAGTGCGCCAGTAAACTTGTTACCTTCGTCCTTAGACATTGCTTTAGAAATTGCTTTGCGTCTTTTGTGTAAGAACTCGTCAGAATCATCTACATCACCATCATTGTCAATGTCCTTATCTTTACGATCATCAAACTTTTTCTTAGCAGCAGTTTTATTTACTGGGTCAAGTTTTTCATCTAAGTCTTCATTCTGTCGTTTAATAACAGCTGCAACTTTAGGGTCTTTAGACAATCCTTTTTTAATTTTTTCAATTGCACTCATAGCACCTGTCATATTACCACCAGCATATCTCTTATCTGATGCAATACCGATTGCCATCTTAATTTCTTTTGGTGAGAACTTTTCATCAAGTTCAACTTCTTCTTTTTTTGATTTTATTGATTTTAATTTTGACATTGCCTTGTTGAAAATGCTTGGTTCTTTACTTTTAACTTCTTTTTCTAACTTCTTACTGGCATCTATCTCTGCACTATTTGGTTTATAGTTTTTGTCCTTTTTGAATTTGGAAAGCAGTTTACCAACTATTTCTCCCACTTTAGCATCTAGTTTATAATTGCTGTTTCTATTAGCAACATCATATATCATCAAAGCAGGAAGCACCAACATAGCACCAGTGCCCCATAAAGCATAAAACAAGGGCCCGAAGTCTTCATCAAGGTCAACTTCTTCATTAACAAATTTCTTGAGATGAGATGGAATATCATCACTAATGGGGTCTTTACCACGCTTCTTACGATATACTAATTCTGCAGCAATCGCATCACCTTCATCACTAATATGGTCAAACTCAAAATCTGTTAGTCCTCTACCTTTTTCATTAGTTTT